TTTTTTTTTTTTTTTTTTTTTTTACTAAAAGTTTAAAAAATGACTAGTAGGGGGGGAACCTACAGTAATTACAAAGCCATTTATATATCTAGTAATGAGTGTGCCTGCGACTAGCCCAACCGAAGCCTCTCGTAAGCCCTTCACCAGTAGGACTTCTTACGAGACAAGGGGATTCCAGACAACCTAGAACTCATTAAAAGAATAAAAAGAGAAAAGGAAAGAAATTTAAATTTTAATATTTATTTTTCAAAAAATTCAGAATCAAGGGTTGACCACGACTTATATGAAAAATTATGATGCAACTTTTGCCACGCTTTACGAATAGTTTCAGCGACTTCCTCATAGAACTCCGGCCCATGAGAGAAAGCCAACTGCACTGCTTGCTCACTATTCAAAATTGAAGCCTCTCTAAAGTTACCTTTATTGAGAATCCAGTTTGCACAATCTTTAACACTACCTTCGTCAAGGGGTGCCAGAAAAACTCCCTTACGTTTAGGATGAGCAAGCCACTTGCGCTTTAAAAACGTTATATCATTAATATTTTCATATAAGCAATCATTCTGCTGTTTAGAACAATGTGTGAAAACAATACCCCCAGTTAAAAGAACATCAGATATACTTTTTAAATTAAATTTTTCACACATATCGTCACTTACATTTATTACAATATCGTCGCCGTAAGTGACCAAAGCGACGTGGCGATCAAACTCTGCTAAATCCATACCCAACATAACCCAAGCACATCGAATATATAAACAATTAACTAAACTATTCAAAGGAGTTGTTATAGGAGAACCTGAAGGAATAGAAGAGGCGACAGTATACACCAAATTAAAACACAAATGATTAGCATTAAGTATTTCTTCCCGCAACATATACAACATATGCAAATGATCATCTTTAACACCATAATGAACATACCAATCAATAATTATTTGAAGAGCATAATACACACATTCCATCACCATCCCTGGACCAAAATTAGAATAATCTCCACTAATAACCTTGGGCCCTTTAGATTGCAAAATTTTATAATAACTAGTCCATTCATAAGAAACACAGTCTATACCTATTGCATGCTCACAAGACTGCCTATTATACTGATAAGATGAAATAAAATCTTGATAATATTGCTTAAATTGAATAGTGAAATCAACAGGACTAATAGAAAATATACGGGTTTTACCTGGTACTGAACACTTCTCCTTTGGCAGACGAGTATCTTTCAAACAATCTACAAAGCAGGTAAAGGGAACAATAGATTTTGAACGAAGCTTTTCTTTTAAAGACATAACTGAAGCCAAAATATCATTAATGCCATCCAGCTTATAGCCATCTGCATCTTCCTTTAAATTAAATAACCATTTTTTGCCTTTATTGCCAGGAGGCCTATGGGCATTTAAATAAAAACCCTCACTCGTAGACCAAGAAAGCGGTTCACAATGTGGAATATTAACATCTCCACAACAAGCTTGTTCTAAGGTTAGCGGGGAGATGTTAACACGAACAGGTTTACAATGTGATAAAATTTTATTTCGTAAAGAAGTATAAGCTTGGCGCAAAATACTATCAGGAAACCCAATAGGAACAATACCATGTTTACCTACACCTCTAAGCATGGGAGAATTACCAGGCGGAAGACGCGGATCCTGAGCTGATAATGGATTGGGTTCAGTAGTAATAGGAAAAACTCCCGCAATTTCAGAAGGAATAATTTGGGTCTTGCCACTCTCTTTGTGAGCTAGTTTATTCTCCACGACACCCAAGGGATATATGTTAGTATCTGGCATAATTTTAGCTAAAGCAACATCATCTAATTTAGGAAGCGAAACCCATGCTGCATGTGACCGCTCCTGCTTAATCTCCTCAAACATCTCCAAACATATAGGCTCAGCAACACCGATCTTACTGTCACCACCAACGTGCATGCCCACAACAACACCTTTACTAAGCCCACACGCGATGATTAAAGAGCCACAATAACCGCGCTTAGTAACACCATACTCAAAACCAGTTTCAATATAAGTGGAACTACTCGTCTCAGAAGCTATAACTTGATAATGTTTAGAAAGTTTTAAATTAATATTGATAGTGCTGTCAGGGCGAACAAATACACCTTCTGTACCCACACTGCTTAAAGAATTTTTTGAAGCTATAAAATGAGTTATTTTCGCAAATTGGCGAACTCGCACTGGAAATTCTACAACACCAAAATTAGAATAATTACCAAATTTCTTAAACCACTTAAATTTTAAATCTTCAAAAATGAGAGGTATTTTACGACCTCCATCAATCATGAGGTACAAACGGGCACTATCATCTGAATCAAAAATAGCTTTAATATCCTCATAGTAGTGTAATATGACCAAACAAAGTCTACCCTTCAGCATTAAACAAACATAGTTACGCTCGAAGACAGAATCATTAAATGTAATATTTAAAACAACAAAATTGCGCTGAAGGCATCTTATAGTGTCATTAATTTCATTATTTGAAGCTTGCATAAGTACAGGGTGGGCATAAGCAACAGAGGAAGAGGGCAAGGGTTTGGTATCGTAAAGACTCTGCTGTAAAACAGTAGTGGAAGACATCAACGCGTGAGCAGGTGATCGCATGATGATGGCAGCAACTGTTCCTAAGGTGGCAAGTCCCATAATAAACCATTTCGATGAAAGAAGACTCCATAGTTTAAAAAGTGCTGGTTTCAGGAATTTTGTAAAACTACTATGCGCCAGAGCGCTTACATTAATACAAAATTTCTTTATAGCGCTATACTCCATTGTTTGAGCGCTTTCTTTGAAACGGGGTACTATCTGATCTAATTTCTTTTGTTTAAAGGCAAAAATATATCCATAATTCTTATGAAATAATGAATAATGAACAATATTATGAAACAAGGGCAAATAACACAAACACATGGGATTATTACTACATATATCAAAGCTTACTTTAGTCTTACCACTCAAAATAACACCATTATCAAAATCAAACCCTTGCTTAAGCATAGTATAGTGACTACATGGTTCTGCATTAAGTGCTATTGTACCAGATGTAAAGGCTTTCCCCAAAAAATAATAAAAATGTTGTATATCCTCACCTACATACCAACATTCTCGCTTATCCGAAATGGTAATATTCTGAGCAAAGGATAGAATAGCTGCCATCTTACTGGGGTCACTTGTAGACTCATCACCATACAAACTTTGAAGCAAACTAGGACGTGGCATTATTTGACCCAAATAAACTTTAACAGCGTCCCAACCTTTTTCAGAACCTTTATAAGCGGAAAACTTAGAAAAGATTGGAGGATCATCTTCAGCTTCTTTCTCCAACATTTTAAGATCTTCTGGAGACATTACAAGATTTTCAGCAGGAGGAGGAGGTTCGTCAACAAGTGAAATAGCTTCCATATAACACTCCTGAACTACGGGATCTTCAATTTTAGTTGTTTTAATGGTATTAAGATATTTCAAATTAAATTTAGTACGTAAGCTATCTAAAAGCTTGCGATCATAAACAAGTGAAGGCAAATTAAAAAACTTCTCAAAAGCTTGAACAACAGCACTATTATACAATATTTGAGCCTGACGTTGAAATGGTGGAACATTAGGAAGAATATTATTACCTTTAAGAGCCAGTTCAGCACCTATCTTAGCCTTGACAAATTTCTCATTAATAGTTTCTTCCGAAATAACAGCAGTTGGATCATGCAATTCTTTATTTATACGAGTTACAGATGCGTCAAGAAGGTTATAAATATCATTAATTTTAGTATGATACTTAGCTTGCTCCCTCTCATAATACTTTCTAAACGCTTGACGCATATAAGGTACAAACTGGAAAAATGTCATGGGACCAACCCAATGGGGAGACTTCATATCACTCATAATAGATGGATTAGTAACAGCAGTAGAAGCATAAAATTCAACATGTTTCCATTGAGCAAGCTCATCAACAGGCAGATCATTTAAATTTTTATTTATGTACTCAGGTGTTTTAATAACTCTAATAAGAAAATCTCGACGAGAATAAACAGCTTTAGGATATGCAATACACGATTCATCCGGAAAGGGAATATTAGTATTATACCAAAAAATAGCAGGACTATATTGGAGGCCTTTTTGTTCTAGCGAGGCCATTTTAGGTTGAAGAGGGGCGGTATTTTTAATTTCATATATACGATTAACATCTCGCATTAGGGTGGTAGCATCTCGAGATAAAAACAAATCATCACCATACACACATGGTTCTGTTCCTATAAGGCCATCCCAATGTTCAGCATTGTTCAATGTATATATAGGCGAAGAAGTAACAGGAAGTTTCATCTCTTGAACTAAAGAACACATTAATTTATCTGCAATAAAAGTTTTACCAACACCAGTTTCTCCGCACAGACATACAGTAAAAGGTGAAGGACGTACTAAAGGAGAACGACCTTTCCGTGCCAAAGTATCTCTAAGTTCCAAAATATCCTTGCATACCTGACTAATTGCATTAAAGCCTTCAACCTTACTCTCGCAAGCATAAGATCTTATTATAGTTGCGTACATTGCTGCGTCTATAACCCGAGCCTGAAGTTGAGCATCTACTAGTAAACGCTCTTGATTTGTAGGATGAAGAAGAGTGTGACATTCTTGTGAAAATACACTAAGACTAGGAACAACCTCGGAAAGAGCCCGAGCTGCCCTATAATTTGGTGCAACCCAATCCGCAATATGCCGCACCATGTTTTTAATTACTGTAAAAAGATTTCTGACAAAGTAAATAACATTATTAGCACCACGAGAAAAAAGAGATACATCAGTAAATAGAGTCTCACGCCATTTTTTCTTAATATGCTCCGGACGATTACTAAAAGACATACCCTGAGAAATTGCAGAAAAAATCATAGAAAGCAAATCAGAAACATCACGTTCTAGAGGAGATAATTCAACAGCATCACCGCCTTGAGGAATTAAAGACTTAATTTTATCTGACTTATCTAAATTATTATACGCCTTCATCAAGTCTCCTAGCAGTTCGTACGACTTGAAAAGGTGTAAACCCCAAGAATGAATTTCAGGATAATTACGACGCAAATTACCTACGTCTATATCTATAGATTTATCAGAATGATAACACAAATAAGCAAGACGGGTATCTTGAGGCACTATACCCGCTAATCCCAATAAAAATAAAGCATGCAAGTACTGTTGATACAAGGGATCGGTTGGAGATACGGGAATTAAATTTAAATAACGAGCTTCATCCTCTACACTCAACTTTTGACACTCCGAAACTCTAGGCATGCCACTCATAATGTAAGTAAGGTCCTCAGAAATCCATCTATTAATCATCATAGAGCGCCATAAATATATACGTTCTATGAGATGGGACTCTTGCTCAGCCTTAACCCTCTTCACAGGATCGACCTCCTCCTTCTTAATCTCAGGATCCTTACCAATACAATGAAAAACTTTTTGAACAACATTTAAAATTTTATCATAAGAATTATAAAGATATTTACCCAAAGCAAGCAAAAGAGAGACTACAGCAACAGAAATACTAAAAATATTAAAGTTAACAATAACATGAAGGAGGTTAGTTAAGGCCAACAAAACATAATTAGAAGTCTCATCAGATGTTTCACTAGCAATAGCTTCCTTAATAGCAGCAACATGTTCACTTATAGTTTCCTTTACCTGTTCCACAACTTCTGTTGCAGCCTTACTTGTAACATTAGAAATAACATTAGAAGCAGTTCGTTCCAACAAATTAGGTTTGGAAGGCGTAGGTTCCACAACTTGTTCATCAGTATCTTTTCCCAAAACTTTCTTCATAACACCCATCATTTGTGGTTCAATAGATGTTACTTTTTTAAATTGTTTAGGATACCAGCGTAATCCCTCTCTACTCCAGGTGTTAGAAGAAGAGGAGTCCACAACCCAAAGATTGGCAACCATAGCCTTCCAATCCCAATCAAGACCCAATTTAACCACAGGTTCTGTTGCAAGATACGCGAGTATAGCATCGGCAGCAGCATTAGTAGGAATAGGGAGGGCATAAATATACTTCTTATCTATCCTAACCAAAACACATGCCGTAACCTCTTGCATTGTTCCTTTAAAATCAGCTCGAGGCCCCGTTTCATTGGGCGCTAAAACCCAAATGGTTTTAGTTAGGTATTTAACATCAGGACTCGGAAATTGTGTTAATGCTTCAGAATTAGTAGAGTATCGGAAAATACCATAATATTTCTCACCCACATAAAAACTATGTTCATACCCTAAATAATAGGGATCATACCCTTGCAAAGCAGCAATAGAGTACCCATCAGGAAGAGGCCGATAGTGTGTATTTCGCCCCAAACCTAGAGAAGGCTGAGCAGGTATAGCTACTTCAAAAGAACTTCCTCCCCGCATATACATATTAATATCAATAATATTCGGAACTGAATCCATAACTACCAAAGGATTTAAAACAAAAATACACAATTGAGAAGGAGCAACGTGACTTGTGGTACTATCTCCATAAGAATAATTTCGGGGCCACCACGGGCGATCAGCAATGTACGGAATTTTAAAAATACACTGATCAGATTCATTTAAAGTAAAGATAACATGAGGAGATGCTCGAGCTTGAGCTAAAGTTATGGTTTCATCTTGCCCTGGAACATAAGCTAACATCAAACGTCCTGTATGATATTGAGAACAAATAAAATCAAAGCGAAACTCTAAATCGCCTCTCCAAAAATGAAAGAGAGAAGAAATAACAGCAACAGGAGGAAAAACATACAAAGGTAAATTTTGCTTATCACCTTGCCATTTTTTATAATTAGATAAAGCAATTATTGGAGAGGCATCACACACAAATACAGGGTCACCAAATTTCTTATCAGTGGACCATTGCAAAGTTTTTATAAAACCCCAAACATTTACTATTGAAGAAACTTGCATCTCATCACTCCCAACACCACCAAAGAAACGAGTTTGCCCTCGAGGATCCAAGCGTAACGAATTAATGGGTTCTGCAGTACCCGTACCAGCACACCAAGAATGAGACGAATTTAACACAACAGGCAAGCTCGGTGAAGTATCAGGAGGATTATCTCTATTATTATCAGGGAAAGCAGCGTCTAATAATTTCATAGCACCCACTTTCAAAATTTCATCCATTTGGGGCTCAAGCAAACGAAGATTAGATGTACCAATATTATATTGGATCTCATCTAAAACAATCATAGGAGGGAAGCCTTGAAATAAAGAACACCGAGCATCATCTGCAAAAGCATAATAGGCTACAACAGACCACGTTTTGCCAATGGTAAGAGGGTCAGTACCTACTAAATCTATAGACACAATTAATTGACCTAAATCATAAAAGGATTGAGCATCGGAAAGAACTTCATTTTTAACTTTAGGATATTGTAATAACGTGTAACACCCGCTATTATAATATGGAACCTCAATTTCGACAATATTGTTTAATCCTAAATTTTGAACATAAGAAGAATATGTATGAAAGACCATATCAATTGACGAGTGAATTGAAGAACAGGGTATTAACTGGTCTCCATGATACATTAAAGGAGGAATATGTTGAACAAGCATATTAGCTTTAACTATTTTTGGACCTACAATTTTAAAACGCAATCCCCCACGGAAATAGCGAAAACCGGAACATACTATAGGGATGTGCCCATCTCTATGAAAATTACCAAATTGTGTACCTCCCTTACCAAATCCATCAATTCCTAAATCTAATCCCTGAGCCATCAGAGGAATGACGGCACATACCTTACCAGTTCCACTAATGACTGTCTGCTTACTTCCGGTATATGTAGCATAATACTGATAGCGTCGGCATAAATCCTTTAGATCCATGAAACTTTCACCAAAAAGAAGCTGGCCATTAGAGGTAGATTGAAGAGTGCGGCCGGGTGACATAATAGCAGTTTTTGAAGTTACCCGCTCATCTCCACCACTTTGAGGTTCAATTAATGTTGGTAAAGAAGCTAAATCCAAGGAAGAAGGATGTATAGCACGTTGAGAACCTAAAGCACCAGATTTCATACCAGTAAATATAGCATTAGAAAATTTAATAAAAACAGTGCCATAAGCTTTCTTAGCTACAGAAGATGTTGCAGTTAAAGGATTCATTATAGCCAGCCTAAATCGTCCCAAATGCAGAGGATCTTCCATTGACTTCATTTTCTTATTTAATAGAAAACTCTTACGATAAACAAAAGGAACTCTAAGTGTTGCTTCATTACTCGTACCAGCAGAAATTAAAATATGATGATTTTGAGATGCACACCAAATATTATTGCGCGTGGGAAAAGCATTATCCATCGTATCTTCATACCAAAAAGTGCCTTGAAGTTGACCTATCTGAAACTTATTGCAATTAACATGGACTTTAATTTCCATATCAAATTTTGAATACATATGGCATAAAAAGGGAAGAGCATTAGGAAGATCGCACATAGATTGGCTAAAAGATAAAACAAAATCCTTAGGTAAATCAATATCACAAATATAGTCATTTTGATTATTATGGGCCGCATCACGAGGCCAAACAAAATTTGCAATTGGGACAAACCTATCAGTCAAATTACTTATAGAAGTAATAACATCATCAGAAGATATTTTTGCCCAGTCAGGGGCCCCCTCAGTTGGTCCAGAGGCAGTTGAATTTTCACGAGCCTCAGTCAAAACAACGTTGCCAGTTATAACATGGCCTAAATCACCTTCACCTTGGGCTGAAGCACCTTCCATCTGAGGCTCTAGGGGATAGTATTTGACCTGCACATCTGGAGCAAAACTTACAGTCTTCTCTCCTTTAACTTTCCTAAATCTCCTACCTAACTCAGCCCAGTCCACATAAGACATGCTCTCTTTCTTAAATGGAGAATAAGGAAACCTGCCCTTACATAAGCTACGGGGACGATAGGAAAGCTTTAAGGCCTTACGTTGTTCAAAGGCCGCAGAGAGACAACAAAGCAATGCTGCCCCAGGCTTAGTGCGCAACAAGGCGTGCGCCAAACTCCGCTTCTCAACGGGAGGACGTTGAGGACAATACTTCAAAGAATCGAAGTATTCATCAGGGTGACAATTAGATGTGTCAAGAGGGCGGAATGTTCTTTTCTTGACAGTCTTAGTAGATGTCGGCTGGGCGATACGAGGTGGGGAACTATCTTGGGCTCGTTGTGCCGCCCAATAACGAGCTTCTCTACGCTCATCGACAAGCTCCAAATGAGCCTGTCTACACCGCAAAACTCGACGACACCGATCATACATCTTCTTATCGGCAACGTCCAAGCAGCTAGATCGGGTGGGAAATCGGGCAAGAAATTTTTTGGCGCCGATATCTAATTTGCGCCATCCGGTAAGATATTTAGGGTGGCGGGCATTCACAATCCGGGCAGGCGTAAATCGTCGTCTAATAGGGCATTCACTATAAATGCCCTGCGGTACAGGCCCATAAGGGAGCCTAGACCGCAACACTTGAGAATAAGAACTAAATCTAGAAGAAGAGGATTGAGTGTAAGTCATAACATTGTGAGAACTATTCATGTTTATAATGAACAATATAAAATATAAGCAATGAACTCTGAGGTTTTAACGTAAAACCCTTAAACGTATAAAACTTCAAAAGAAAATAAAGATCTATCATACTACGACATAATGCTCATCCGCCTAGGGGATCATATGCAATACAGTATTGCTCTACCAACGAATCACGCAGTGATATCTATCATCACTATCATCTAATCAAGCACTGTAAGGACATACATCGTCCCGTACATATTAGCATTAAGGTAACATATACTACTACCCACTCAAAGAGCTTTCCGAAGGCTCAAAATAGTAGCAAAGGTACAAGTATGTAATGTATAAAGAATACGAAATTGAAAGAACCGGTAGGTTATCTATATTTTTGTTCACATTCATACATAATTCATTCACACTAGAAATGATCTTGGTGCAAAAGGAAGACATAATAACGACAAATATGCAGATAAACTCATTGTGATAAAGCCACTCTCTTAACACAAAAGTTCAGTGACTACATAGGTGCCGATATATGCCTCAAGAAAATCACCATGATCAGTAAAGCTGTGCGCAGGGATAAAAACCCTGCGCAC